TAAATCTTTTTCTGTAAGAATGTATGTGCCTACGTGCTTAACTGATTCTGTTGAACCTCTAATAGCAAGCTCTAATGCTTTTTGATAATCGTATTCTTTAGTGAGTGCATAAACAAATGCCGCCAAGAAACAATCGCCTGCGCCTGTAACATCTGATACTTCAACCCGCTCTACAGCTACGTTATACATAGTGTGATCTATATTTCCGATAACATTATCGCCTGCATTAGTTACAATAAAATTGCTATTCCAATCAGCAAATCCTAATTCTTTAAATTCTTTGTTATTAGGTTTTACTAGCCAAGCACCTTCATAGCAACTTGCGTGACGTTTAGGATCTACAATAACACGGCACCCTGCTTCGTTTGCTAGTTGTATAATTTGTTCAGCAAAATCTAATACGCCTTTATTGTAATCACTTAATATTACATAGTCGTATTTGTCAAATGGAAAATCTTGTAGTTCCTCTAAAACTTCATATCCGTCAGCATAGTAATCATTGTCAATGCGTGTGATATAATGACCATCACACATGACTCTTGTTTTAATGCTTTTAGGTTGATCATAATCAAACAATGATACATTTACACCTAAACTTTTTAAATTTTCGTAAACAAGTCCTGCACCACCTTGTGTTTCTATAGTGCGTTCTTGTGTAACTACAGGCACAGGTGCTTCTGGACTCAAGCGTGTGCTTGTTCCGTAAATATATTTGTCGATTATTATATCACCAATAACTAAAACTTTCATATTTTTATTATACTACACTTAGGTTAATAAATCAAGAACTTTTGTAAGAGTTTCTAGTTTATTTTGATTGACTTTGCTGTTAAGAGTATTGCGTAATCCTTGATGTAAAGGTTTAGGCCAGGCTCCTGATGCTACCCAAGCATATCCGTCATGTTCACCGTTTAGTTTAGGAATGAATTCGTCTTTAATAGCACAAAGATAAGTGTGAAATAAAAACTTTTGATCAGTGGATATAAAAGTTTCTAAAGGAACTGTCTTTTTAATTTCTGGTAAAAATCCTATTTCTTCTTTAATTTCTCGTTTGAGAGCTTCCCAGGGAGTTTCGGCGCCTTCGTTAGTGCCTCCAACTAATCCCCATTGTTTGTTCTTTTTACCGTTAGCTCTATAAAGAAGAAGGTACCTGTTTGTAGCAAGGCTATAGAAGAGAGTACCACTGCAAATTATCTTGTCCATAAAAATAATTAGCCATTTAGACTCATACGCCAGGTGCCGTTTGGATACAATCCTTCTACTGAAAGTAGCCAATCATTGCCATCCCAGCGGTACTGAATTCCTGTTTTTAAGTTAGTAACATAGATAATTTTTTGTATTTCGTCGTTGTATATCAGTTTATTTTCACTGGCATCAAATACAACTCGCCACTGATTTCCGTCCCATTCTACAATATCGTCTTTACCTGCTACAAGATCTGAAAATTGAAAATTACCATCCCATGCCTTAGGACCAAAGTCACCGTTTGCATCATCTCCGATATCATTTAACAGCAATATACGAGACCCTAGTCCGCGCATATTTTCTGTAATAGGATTAGTTTTTTGCGGATCAACAATATAGTCTATTGTGGTCCATTGCGAATTTTGTCTTGACGGTCCTTCTATAATAGTATTACTAGGGAAAGTATCAGTGTCCCAGTTAATAATTAATTGTGTTTCGTCAGTTGGATTTATACTTACTGTACCGGTAATATCTCTATTTTCGTCTAGTCGTCTGATATAAATTCTACTGATATCATCTTGATATTGTCCAGGATACACGTTTGTAACATTACGCCAGTTTGTTTGTCCTACACGCCCGCCGCTAACTAATTGTGCTATTGTGCCTGTAATATATAAACCAAAATCTTGATATGTAGTATTTGCAGTTTGTTCAGCTACAGATGTTTGAGAACTAATCTTACCGTCAACATATTTTCCACCCGGAACAATGCTATCGTCATATGCATTTAGCTCAGGCATACTCATACCTAAGTCAATAGTACCCGTATCTTCATTAAAGATGCTTGTAATGATATTTGTAATAACACCAAGTCTTTTAACTTTGATCGGCGGCGACAAGTAAATGGGTGTACTAAAAACCATATTAGCAACATCAATTTCACTATCAACACCTACAGGAATATTTCTACTACTAAAGGTAACACTTTCTAAATTTACTACACTTAAACTTGTCCAATCAATGTAATTGTCTGTAGTTTGTATTTCTAGACTAGGATTAAACAGTGTAAGTATTTGTTCTAATATTTGCAGTTTTTGATCTGTATTAGAACTCCATATGTCTACTGTAAATCCTAAATTATATGGTGTAGGCATTAAACGTTCAATTGTATAGTTTTTTCCTTGAAAGTTTAAATATTCTTCATTATTTTCGTCATAGGCCCTTTCTCTAATATTAAGTTTGTTAACATAACTAGAGTCAGCAGTACGTGTTCTATCCATTTCTAAATTGCTTACGTATACTGCTATCCGAGGAGCACTTGGGATTTTATTTTCACTATTGTCGCGAATAATATTTGCAACTTGTCTTGTTAGGTCGCCGTACATTACAGGTACTTGTTTCAAGTTGCCTGCTCCATCTTTAACGCTAAAATTACTCATTAGTCTTACCATTTGAGTAACATAACGTCTTATTTGTCCATCATAAAAATGTTGCATTAGTTGTCCGCCTTAGGTCTAAGTGCTTTAGAGAGACTTTGTCTTTCAGTAACCGTTTCTCCACCAATTTCTGCTGTATTAGGATTGTTAATGAAAGTGCCTTTTTGTGTATAACGTGTATCTGTATTTGTAAGACTAACACGGATACCATCTTGCATCTTAACCCATCTATCACCATCAAATCTAAACAAACGCTTAGGCATGTAATCTGTCCTTAAGAAATAATCTCCGCTTTCTGGTTGCGAAGGGAAACTGATCCCCATACCGTACGGAGCACCGTTAGGACCTTCCTCAACTCCTAATAAATATCCTTGATATCCTGCTCTATCAGGACGGTCAGTAATCATATCAGTTGTTGTACCAATGCCACTGGCATCCATTTCTTCGCTGTCAGCGGTCTTAATTGCAACAGTACCGTCGTCCTCGTTAACTGCTAGAGTATAATAGTGTGAAATGTCATATCCAGCATTGCTTGCATCTGCTTCTGCTTGTGCAATTACAGCATCATTAATTTGCATTTCTTTTTCATATGTAGATAGTAAATCTCTTAATGTTTGATCACTACCTTCTTCTGCAGGTAGATCTAAAATTTCTTTAAATTCTTGACTATCAACTATTTGTTTTAGTTTCAATCTGTACAAGTGTGGATACCATGTAGGAGAAAATCCTTCTGCGGCTCTGTTTATATCTTCTACAACATAAAATCTTTTAAGAGCAACACTGTGATCGTTAAGTGCATACTCGTCTTTTAAGTGAGGCAACTCAATTACATCACCGCTAATAATTTTTCTACCAAGAGTTTTTACACTACTGTTAATATGTATAGTTAAGAACAGAGTATCGTTACTTAAAAACAAACCAAACTGGCTAAGATCAAAATCAATATCTTGAACATTATAAATGCCACGCATTGTATAAATGTCTGGATCATATTTTCGATCTCTGTTTTCTAAAAACAATAAATCCTGTATGTTACCTGTTTGCACAGAATCATAACGAGGCTGATCGGCAGTTGCGTCTACCGAATCAGGATTTTGCGGTCCTAAATATTTGTGAACAAATATATCGGTACCACCTATTGTAAACATTTCAAGGATCTGTTTGTCTAGGAACGCATAATCCTTGCCTTTTTCTGGTTTGTATAAACTTAATCTTGGCATAAACATATTTATGCGATAAATACTAATGGAGAAACTTACGTATGGCTACATTGGCAACAAAAAAACAAGAAGTATTTGATTATGTTTACGCTATGCTTGGCGGCGGCATGATTGATGTTGAATTAGATCCTGTACATTATGAGACAGCTATTACAAAAGCCTTGACAGGTTTTAGACAACGTTCGGAAAATAGCGTAGAAGAATCATACTTGTTTATGGAAACAATACTTGATCAAAATACATATACGCTACCTCAGGAAGTAATTGAAGTAAGAAAAATATTC